GATTACCATCACGAACCCCGGCAGCGGTTACATCACGGCTCCTACGGTTTCGATCTCACCGACAAACCAGTCCCACGCGGTCGCATTCGTATCACTCGCCGCTCCCGCCAAGCCGCTCTATCTCACCACCCACACCAACCGTCTGTGGGCCGTGTCCGCGGATACCACAATCCAGCCAGATACCCTCTACTTCTCGGACATCCTCGATGGCGAGTCGTGGGATCCGCTCGGTTCCATCCGTGTCGGTGGCGATGGTGATCCAATCCGCGGTCTCTACTCGTGGTTCGGTTACAAGCTCCTCGTCTTCAAGGAACGCTCAATTTGGAGCGTGGATGCCGATCCTACGCAGGATCCAGCCGATTGGGTCATCACACTCATCTCGGGCAATATCGGCTGCTCCTCGCACCGTTCGATCACCGCGGTCGGTGCCGATGTATTCTTCCTGTCTCGCGACGGCATCCGCTCAATGGCCCAGATCCAAGCGGGTACCCAGACCAGCGTTGGCCTCGCGCTCAGCAGCCCGATCAACGACCTGATCAGCCGCATCGACAAGACCAAGCTGGAATACTGCGATGGCGTGTTCTGGAACAACCGCTACCTCTTGGCCGTTCCGTTCGTTACCGCTGGTCCGTTCTCCATCGGGTTGGAAAGCGAAGAAGCACTTCTGCTCGAATCCGGTTCTTCAATCGAACTCGAAGGAACCTTCAACCAGAACAACGCGGTCATCGTCTACCACTCACTGGCCCGCTCGTGGCTCGGTTACTGGGACAACTGGCAGGTCAACGACTTCATACCCACCGCCTTCTCGAACTTCGGCCCCGTGCTCATGTTCGCCGGCGACATCATCTCGCTGAGCGATGGTGCTGGCCAAGTCTGGTCTTTCAACGACTACCTACCCAACACCCGCCTCAGCCCCGTGCAGCAGTCTGCTTACCTCGACGGCGGTAGCACCTACCAATCCACGGTCATCACCAAGGCGTACAACCTCGGGGAACCCATTCCGGACAAGATCGGATACAGCATCCAGATCGCGCTTGATAATCCGTACGCTTCGAGCATCGGCGCATCGCTCTCATACGCCACGAACATGAGCGGGACGTTCACCTCGATCGATCCCGCGATCAGCATCCCGAGCACTCAGAAGTTCCTGGCGGCTTACAACCTCATCAGCCGAGGACGTTGGAACAACATCCAGTTCAAGATCAACACGACCAGCGGAAGCCGGTTGAGTCTCCAGTCCACGATACTTTCTGGCTTTGTTGATTCTGTGCGTCCTCAGCAATGACCGCACATCCCACCATCATCGAAGCGGCACAACTGCTGAGACAACATTGGCCTACTTGTTCCACGTGGAACGATGATCAGTTGCTCAACTGGATTGGAATCTTCAATGCCAAGAAGCTGATCGGAATTGTGAAGAACGAGGATGGTAAGTGCGTTGGCGTAGGGGCTGTTCGATTTCTCAACTCGATAGAGGAGTCTGAGGATCTGAACAACAACTTCCCAGACGGTCACATCGCGTGGATCGAGATCGCTATTGGTGCTGAGCCATATGCGGTTCAGACACTCTGGTTGGCCATGATGGGGCTGTGCTCGAAGAACGTCACCAAGCTGGGTGGGTTCCGCAAAGGCATTTCCCGTTTGTACGATTTTGACAGGTACTCCAAACTACTGATGAACCGAAGGATTTCCTATGGGCGGCACGTATAAAGCACCAGACATTGCGGCGGCAAATCGAGAAGCCGTGATGGCCTCGATCGAAACCTTTCCGCTCCAGCGCGAGATTGAGGCAGCATCCCGGATAGGGGCCGAGGTTCGGGTTCCTATCTACAAGGATGGAAAGGAGACCGGTCAGTTCCGAACGATTGATTTTGGTCCTGTTTCCGACATTGCTCAGACGAGGGCAATCGGTCAGGCATTGGCCGATCTGGCTCCAATTCAGGCGCAGCGTCAGTTGGAAGCCGCTCAGCAACGCCTTCCGTCTGGTCAAACTATTGGTGAAGCGTTCGCTCAACAGCGCCGAGCCGAGCTTCAGGCTCTTGATCCCGAGCGGTATGGCACCGCCACTCAGCCGGGTCTCTACGCCCAGTTCCTGAGCGACATTGGCAGGGCTCCCATCTCTGAGACTTCTCCCACCGCTCCCACCTACGAGCGCGTGGGCATGCCTACTGGCCCGCAGGATACCGGCTACGCCCAGTCCATTCGCAGCGATCTCGAGCGCCAGATCGGAGCCGGTCTTGCTCAGGCTGGCACTCTCGATCCCACGATGATCCGCGCTGCGGAGCAAGCCGCTCGCGCCCGCGGAACCGCTACCGGCAACATCCTCGGCAACCTGTCCGCTTTTCGCGAGGCCCGTGCCGTCAACGAGGCGATCGCCAACGCGGATGTGCAGCGCCGTCAGCAAGCCATCGGCCTTCTCCAGAGCGGCCAGACCACGAGCGATGTCGCCAATCGTCAGGCTCAGGAGGCGTTCAACAACATCCTCGCAGCCACCGGTCAGCGGAACACCGCCATGCAGCAGAGCTTCGCCGGTCAGATGGCCGCGCAGCAGCAGCAGCAGGCCGGTCGCCAGCAGAACATCGCCAACATCCAGTCCGCCCTGGGACTCCAGCCGATCGTCTCGCAAGCCGCCCAGCTCGGAGGTCTCCAGCAGGGCGCTTCTCCGTTCGCGGCTCCTCAGCTCATGCAGGGTATGCAACAGGCGGGTCCGGGGCAGTTGATGCAGATGGGTTCGAGCTTCGCGCTACAGAACGCCCAGAACGCGTTTGAAGCCTCGAAGGCCAATTCTCCTCTTGCCATTGCTCAGGGCGTCACGAGCAGTATCGGAAACCTCGGTCAGGCATTCAGCGGATTCGGCCTTGCCGGCTGCTACGTGGCCCGCGAGTGCATTCCCGATCAGTGGGAGGCGTTCTACTTCTGGAAGGAGCTTGTCGGTCCCAAGTGGTTCAAGAGCTTCTACGACAGCAATGCCGAGAAGTTCGCCAAGTGGCTCAAGGACAAGCCGAAGACCAAGAAGATCGTGGCCAACTGGATGCTCGGTCGAATCAAGAGCCTCATCCCGAAAGCCTGATCAATGGCAAACGATACCAGCACAGATACGTCAGGATCTGGAACGGATTCATCAAGTCCGAATCAGGCGTCTGAGAGGCTATATCTTGCCGGCGACCAGTATCTGCCATGGGGAGCAATCATTCCTGGCACGGGTGGACTTCGAGTTGGAGATGAATATGTCGATAACGCTGGGAATCGCTGGGACTGGCAGATCGATGACTGGGAATACAATAGGCCAGCAGTCGATCTATCGACCCCTCCAACCCCTAAGTTCGGACCAGTAACTCGATCCGGATACGCCCAGCCTCCGGTCGATCCGCTGAGCTACTACTCGACTCCTGAACCGACTCCTGAACCGACTCCGTACACTGGTGGGCCAACAAGGTGGACCGAGATCAATCGTCCCGCTTTGGATCTGAGCAATATCCAGACGTTTACTCCGGTTTCATCGCCTGCTCCTGAGCCAACCTCGCCTCCTGTATCTCAGCAACCAACCTACAGCAGCGAGGGAGAAGACTCTGGAACCAGCCTGATAACCGATGAAAACAGGGAAAGGTACATCAGGGAAGGCGGGATGAATCTTCAGGGACCATCGGAACCCACTCCGGTGAATCCTCTTCCTGAGACATCTCTCCCAAAGGTGGAAGATGTTAATACCAACATTTTCTCAGGCGTTGTTACAAACCCCGTCCAAGGAGGCGAGAAGCCTTACTACATAGAGGACACTGGTGTTGCCGGCCCCGCTATAGAGAGCAAGCCTATCACTCCAGGGTTGATCCCGTTGGATAAACCTCAATTCACCTTACAGCCCACAACCAGTTTTCCGTCAACGACCACTCGCAACCCCATCGTACTCCCCGGTGCCTCGGTGCTGAGCAGGCCAGTCATCACGACCCCGTTGCCCGAGCTTCCGGTCAACCCCGTGCTGATTCGCAATCGGGACATGGCTCCGAGCAGGTATTTCCGCGACATCAACTACGATCCCGAGGAGATCCTCGCCGCGGCGATGCGAAGCATGGGCGGTCGCATGGCCCGCCGGTCAATTCTCAACGAACAGAGCTAACGATCTATGGCTACACCCGAAGAAATCAGAAAGAAACTTGAGGCTCAGGCTACGCAGCGTGTGAATCCGCTGCTCAAGGGCCTGACCATGCTGACCGGCGGTCTGGCCGGCGAGTTCACTGGTACCAACGAGCAGATCCGCCAGCGCAATTTGGCCAAGCGGGCTCTGATGGAAGAGGATCTCGCTTCGTTGCAGGAGCAACGGTTGAACGAGCGCATGAAAGCGCAGCGCGGTCAGATGCTTGAGGATGAACTCAAGAGGATTGCTGCTCAGGACGAAGCGATTGCTCGTCGTCAAAGAGATGCCGAAATCGCTGCTCGTGAAGCAAAGCGTCCTGAAATGCGCGGATTATTGGAATCTCGCCCGAATTACCAAGTCGGAGGAGATCGCGGGCTTGGTGGCGCAATGGCCGCTCCAATCTCTGCTCTTGAACCGATCGAAGAAGTTGAGCGGCAGTACTCCTACGAAAAAGCTCTCCAAGATCAGGAGCAAGAGGCTCGCAGGATCAAGAGCGGTTACATGAGCTACAACATCCCTGGCAGGGGAACCATTGGTGGCACTCCGGAACAGATCGAAGCGATGGCTGAAAAGGATCCAGTGCTGAAGAAATTCATTTCTCAAGCACCTTCTGAAGAGCCTCCTTTTTCGACCACTTGGGGTATAAACCCTTTCACGTATCGTCCGGAAGCAAAGCTGACATTCAGCAAGTCTGTTCCATACGAAGAGCAGAAGAGGCTGGTCGAACAGTTTATGGGTCAAAGCGGACCAAGCCCGTTTGCTGGCGAACCTGCTCCGGGAGCACCGTCTGCCAATAAAGAAGAGAAGCCTACAGACATCAAGGGATTCACGGTCAAACGCATCAAGTAATTATGCCAATCTTCCAAGTCACCAACGATGCGACTGGTGTTACTCTTGAACTGGAAGGAGATAGAGAGCCAACTCAAGAAGACATAAATAATGCCTTCGCTTTTGAGGGTGCTCGGAAGTATCCGAATGCTCCGGTTCTTCAGGCTCCTCCGAGTCTGTACGAGCAGGCCAAGGCTGTTGCCCCTTCTTTGGCCCGTGTTGCCGCTCCTCTCGCATTCGGAAGGCCGATGCCTGAGGACATTGCGACGACCGGAAGAGTGATCCAACAAGGTGCAGAGGCTGTTCGCAGGCTGACCGGTGGTCGTGAAAAGCCCGAAGAGTTGCTGCAAGGCGCTTCTCAAATCGAGAGAGAAGGCATCTTGGCTCTTGGTTCAGCTTCCCCAGAAAAGCGGGAACTTGCTGCCTCTCTTGGTGGCAGATTGGGTGAGGTCGTCAGCGAATACACTCCGATTCCTGAATCCGTAACTCGTCCCGTCGGGCAGGTGGCCGGTCAGGTTTCGGCTGATCTCTTGTCCCCAATGAATCTGATGAGCCTCGGCATTGCCGGTGCCGCTCGTCAGGCTTCTCGCATTCCGCAGTTGGTTGCAGGTGCTGAGTTTGCAGAGACAGCCACGCCTTCAGCGGTTCGTGCTGCTCAGATTGCTGATCTTACAAGGGCCAGTGAAGCCGCTGCCGCCACCGAACAGGCTGGCCGACTTGTTGCACCTACACTGCTTCCGCCAATCACACTTGGAGCAGCAGAGTCCACAGGGATGGCTCTCCAAACCGTCGTTGATCCGAACGCTACTCCGGAGCAGAAGCTGAAGGCTTCGCTTGAAGCTGGTGTTGGAATGCTCTTTTCCGCAGGTCTTGGCGCTCAGGTTGGCAAGACCTTCGGGATGAAGCGCGGAGTCACTCAGGCTCAGGTGCTTGAGCAATTGGCGTCACGCAAGCAGACCGTTGGAGAGGCCATCAGCAAAGTTGAGGGTTTGCTCAACGAGATGGATCAGATTGTTCCGGTTGAGAATCTTAGGGATCAGTTCCGGAGATTCACTTCGGAGATGAATCCTGATGAACCTTTCATCTTTCGACAGGAACCGGTTGGAGAAGGGCCTCGGTCTCGCTCTCGTTTTGTTACAGAGGAAGAGCGGGCTGCTGTTGCTCAAGAGCAGGCTTTCCAAGAAGCCAACCAACAGGCGGCACTTGAAAAAGCCGCAGAGGTATCTGGAACACCGCTCAAGACAGCCGAGCAATTGTTCCGCGAGCGGCAAGAAGCAAACAAGCCTCCGGTAATTCCAAGCGAAGAAGTCCCTCCAGCGGTTCGTGATTACATCGCTGAAGCTCAGGCTCGTAGAGATGCAGCCGCGGCAGCTCGTGGACAATTCATAACATCTGAAGCAGTAGATCTCCTTGCTAAGGTCGATTCCGGAGGTGTTCCCGCTCAGATTACTCGCAATTTGGAGCGAATCGCAAACGAGAATGGAATCACTGTTACACGGCAAGATACTCCAAATACGGTAATCGAAAAACTTCGCAGAAAAGGGTCTGGATACGCCCGTGAAGTTGGACAGCCCCCTGTCATTCAGGCTGCTGCTCCTGAAGGAACTCCCCTTCGATCCACTGAGGAGATGCTCGCTGAACGACTTCGTGTTCGTGATGAGCGGATCGCTGCGGAGCAAGAAGCTGCGCGTCCTGAAACCCTTAGGGGCGCTGAGGAAATACAGGCTCAACGCTCGGCTGAACGACAGGCTCAAAGAGAACGAGCTGCTGCCATTCGATCAGCTCTTGGTCGCCGAGAACTGACTGTCGAAGAGTTGATGAGAGAGGAGGCCGATCAACCGCGCCCTTCTGCCCGTCAGATTGCCGAAGAGCTGCGCCGACAGAT